TAGCAATTTTTGACGCGAGAGCCTTCTTTGCAGCGATTTTCTCGGCTTTCTTGATATACGCAGATAATAATACCATCTCTCCTTTGCTTTTCACATATTCTCTGGTCCCATTAGGTTTCATGTATATACATTTCGGTTTATCAAATATAAAGACCGTTTTAACCTTTTTATAACTCATATAATTATTTTTCTAATAATAACGAAGATAATAAATAATAATAATATTTAATAATAGATTATAATATAGAAATAACATTTTTTTATTCATTCTATCTAATTGTCTTATAGGTCTATACGTTAGTCATAAGTTACGTCAATTACGCTACCAAAAAGATTCGTGAGTTTGAGACAGCAGATTAATTTAATTTACTTGAACAAAACACCTAAAGATATTGTAAAAATTATTGCAAAGTATGTTGATGAAGATTATAATAATATTTGTAAAAACATATATACATAATTAAAGAAGATTTATGAACGCGATAATCCGACGTGTTAAAAAATAATTGATTGTATTGATTGTTATGAAAGATAGATTCTTATACTATATATTAAGTGTTTGTGTATGTATACGTGTAAAGAAAATTAAACATTATTATTAGTGGCATTTATATTAGCGCGGGCGATTATTACGTAATATATTTAATAAATCTATAAATCGGTCATCTCCAGCTATAACTCCTGGATTATTACGAAATCTGTTATAATCTATCCTATGAGTATTAGCTATTAATAATTCTATAGCACCGGGATTTCCTGATAGATTAGGCCAATTTATCCTATGAGGATTAGCTATTAATAATTCTATAGCACCAGGTGCAGGATTTGAAGATAGTTCAGCCCAATTTCTTTGAGCATTATTTCGTATTGGTATTATTTGTAATGATCCTCGTCGTCTGCCACCAAACATAAATTGTTCTTTATCTATATTGTTTTCATCATTGCCTCCGTATACGGATCTTCTTTTATTCGGCCATCTTGAAGCCTTTGATTTTTTGGCCATTTTTGATACAAGAGCCTTCTTTGCAGCGATTTTCTCGGCTTTCTTGATATACGCAGATAATAATACCATCTCTCCTTTGCTTTTCACATATTCTCTGGTCCCTTTAGGTTTCATGTATATACATTTCGGTTTATCAAATATAAAGACAGTTTTAACCTTTTTATAACTCATATAATTCTTTTTCTAATAATAACGAAGATAATAAATAATTTTACTATAAATTATGAAATTTTTTATTAAATAATAATAATATTTAATAATAGATTATGATACAAAAATGTTCTATTGAAAATATTAATAGCAGTATGCATTATTTTGGATTAATTATATTAGCTATAATCGTATGTATAGTTTTTATATATTATATTAAAATAACCAATACAGAACACCAAGAAATTATAGAAAGGTATTCTGAAAACAAAATTGAAGCTCCTTATTTAAAGACAGGAGATTTAGCTAATAGCCAAGAACAGGTTCACAATTATGATGCTACACTTATAGATACTACATTCCCTACTCTAAACAGTTTAGCTACTTCTACAGCTACATTAAGACCATGTCAGATACATTTTAATAAAGATGAGACAAATAAATATATATATGAGGATGGATGGAAAGAATTGGGCGAAATAAAGACTGGTGAAAATACCATTTATAAAGTACCTTATAAAATTTTTGGTAATAACTTTAATAATGATAGCAAATTTATTAACTTTACAGAAACATCTACGTGCTTCAAGGTAAAAGACGACGGTAAAGGTAAAGTAAATACATACAAATATAAATCAAATGATTTAATAAAATATAACCTAAATTCTTATGTTAAAATCAAAGAAACTGGTGGTGTAGAAAATGAATACATGCAAATGAATTTTGTAAAACAGGATGTTAATTCTGCAGACAATTATCGTTCTAAAGCCATAGACTCGATATGTTCTTATCGTTATAATCCTGATTTAAATTTACAAAATTTAAAGTTGTATAGATTTAAAATCAATAATACTACTGATAACAACGTTGAAGAAATAAATAAGATATCAATTGAAGACAAAAATAATAATGATGTTACTGTAGAAAAATCACTGGATTATTCGGTATTATTAGGTGATAATGGGTCGTCTTATGATTTTGACTCTTCGGGAAAGATTACTTATACAGTGAAAGAATTTAAAGAGGACTACTTTATTCCTGTTAAAATATATAAATTTAATCGCAATTTATTATGCAACGATGAAATTAAATCGTATGAAATACATAATAAACAAATAAATACCGGTTTGTTAATTGAATCATTGTCTTTAACAGAGACTATACATAATACAAACATACTTGCTGTAGCGAATATAAGTGATGCCGATAAAGCTGAAATAATTCGACTTGAAAATTTATTAAATTTTAATGATTTTAAAGGAAATATAGAGGAATATGCTAATTCTAAATTATCGAATACTTATAAATTAAAAGAACAGCTATTGACTGCTATGTTGCATAATACATATAAATTAATTGCAAAGGCCAACATAGATATTGCTAAAAAATATTCCGAAGAATTAAATAAAAATAAAGAGAGAGAGATTGAGGCAAACAGCTTTATAGATAGCATCAATACTATTGATAAGCTTATCAAGACATATCTTGATATTCCCAAACCGAGCCAATTGCCTATATTAGAAAAAATTATAGGAACAACTGAGAGAAAACTGTTTTATAAAAATTGTGCAGGAATAATGGACTATAAAGAACAAAATATTGTACCGGATACGAGTACAAGTAAAATGAATAATATTGAAGTAGTTGCTGATGTTAAAAATCCAATATATGAAACGAAGATCTATAGAATAGATACTTATAATAAAACCATAAGATTTGGAGAAGATACTGTATGCGAAATATTGTTAGTCGGCGGTGGGGGTGGAGGTTGTGATGCTTGGAAGGCTTTTTATGGATATCCCGGCGGCGGAGGAGGAGCTGGTGCTTTAATACATTTAAAAAATTATGTATTGCCTGCAGGAACTTACAATATATATGTAGGAAATGGAGGAAGTGGGTCTTTTGGTGTATCAGGAGCTTCGAGTTATATTCAATCTACAAATCACAATGGTATTTTTATTAGAGCCGCAGGAGGTGGTGGAGGTGGTGCACAACATAGGAAGCCGGGTGATAACGGAGGTTCTGGAGGAGGGTCCGGATATCGTCGCGATGGAGTCGCAGGCACTGCTGTATCCGAATTTAGTAAAGTTGATGATTCGTACTCCAATAATGGCATTACTGTTTATTCAGACCCCAATTATGGAGGTACATCTTTTGTAAAAAAGGTAGGTAGATATAATATGTATGGCGAACCAAATATTGGATTAGCGAATGATACATTAAGTTCTCTTAGAATTCCTAAGGGTTATAAGGTTACATTATATTACCACGGAAACTTTGGAGGGCGTACTCTTGTACTGACTGAAGACACTCCTTATTTACCAGCATGGATGGATAATAAAGCATCTGGTTATGTAGTAGAAAAAATTGCTAATGTTAATTATAATGTTTATGGAAATAACGGTGCCGCAGGATATACAGGTCAGGGTGGCGGCGGTGGTGGCGCGGGAGGTCCGGGTATAACTGGGATTTTTAATAATGGAGGAGGAGGAGCCGGAAAATCTATAGATATTACTGGTACAAGCGTTTTTTATGCAGGTGGTGGGGGTGGGGGTGGGAATGGTCCTGGAGGTTCAGGAATTGGTGGAAATGGAACAGTTACAACCGGATTAAATGGTACTAATCATACAGGGTCGGGTGGTGGGGGTGGATGGGATGCCGGAGGCAATGGCGGTTCAGGTATAGTTATTATTAAATATGTTAAAAAGGCAAGATCGAATGGTGCAAATATGGAAATTGTATTTAATTATAATGAAGATACTCGTACAAAATACGAAATAATTGTAAAAAAATCAACATTTGTAACATTAGACGATACAAAACAATTAGAATTATCCGAAGGACCTTACACGATCATTAAAAATACAGCATATAAAAAGGGATTTATAATGATAAAAAAACAAGATGCAAAATCGACAGTAACTAATATTATACATTCAAATTCGTTAAATCAGATAAAAATCTCATATATTATTAGTGCGAAAGAAGAGTATTTAAAGAAAATTACTGATAATAAAGATGTTAATTTAGATTCTCGTGCTATTATTAAAAGTACAGTGGTAGATAATAGCATTATGTTAAATATAGGTAGTAAAGCCAGTAATTATAAAAAAATCAATATCTATTTATCCTATTTAACATCATCAGTAGATATTTTAAATGTTATTCAGAATATTAAAATTGAATATTCTGTACAAGGGTCTAATAAGAGACAATTATTGAACCGTGATGCTAATTATACGATCTTTAATATTATCACAGATAGCAGCGTATCGTTTCAAAAAACGACATCATTTGATATAGTATTTAAATCAATTATAAATATGGATAAAATTTATATGTTTTTACCTAAGAACAAATTCTATTTTTTAAATACCGGTAGCTTTCCTCAAGTAATTGATGGTGGTTATTCTAAATATTTATCGGATAAAGTAAATGAAATTGAATTAAAGAATGATATCGCTAAGTTATTTGAAATAGATAAGACTATGAAAAATTTAAATGATTTACAGACGAATAGAATCTATGCTATTACGAATGAAAATTATAAAATGGAAGTTAAAAATAATTCAGACAGTAACAATAGTATAGCTCTATTACAAGATGTCTATAATAAGGTATTGGATTACGATACAAAAAATAAGAAGGTAACTAATGTATTTAAGAAGACCGATATTGTAAAAGTTTTTGGAGATAAATCAGGAGAATCTATATCAGATATTAAATCCAAGTACATATCTTACGAATCTCCTAACCCTCGCATAGCTTTATCTGTTGATGAAAAATATAATATCGATAAGGTATCTGATAATTATATTTATTTTACGATCAATTAATTTTATATGTATATAATAGTATGCCAACAACCATTCGATTTTTAGGTCCAGATTCAGTAAAAGTAGTTTCAAAAGAACAGATATCTACAAATGTAAAAAAAACTAAAATGAAAGATGAAAAAAAAACTATAACGAGACCAAAGAAAGCCAATCCCAAAAATGATGCCAATCCCAAAAATGATGCCAATCCCAAAAATGATGCTAAAGTTAAAATAAAAAAATAGAACAGCAACGAGTAATATATTACTTATCAGAATATTGCATTTGAGCTATTATTATCTTGGCTGCCAATAAATCGAGTCCTTTTTCGAAACCTTTACTTTTTTCACTCATAGAAAGGTTTATATACATAAGGCCTCCGAGATAAGCTCCTACGGCCCCTATCCATTCCTTGGTATTTAAGCATTCTGGCTCCATGATAACAGGAATAATAAATCGAGAAGTTTTGCGACGTACGGCATAATCAAATTCAATCTTACAGTTATCATTTGGGCCATTGAAACCCTGCCCCGATACTTTTTTTATATATTCGCGAGTAATACATGCTATTACAACGGAAGAATTATCTATCCCTTTAGTCATTTGGCTTACAATATCTTCCATCAATATCATTTGGTTTTTATCTAACCAACATTTAATACCTCTTTTATGTAGACCTTCGGCGATAGCAATTACTCTTTTATGATTATCACGACCTATAGAATCTTTAGCCCATGTATGTGATATAAAAGCATCATATTCATATTTATTTTTTACGACTTTAGAGGAATTAGCCATGTTAACTACAGTAGCTATATTAGTCGCTTTAGCTACATTAGCCGCTTTTTTTCCTCCAAATTGTCTATTAATTTTTAGAGATTTACAAAATCTTATAATTACACGATTCAAGAATATTCTAAAATGAGTATTTACTAATTTGAAGAACTCCTTATTTGTATTTTTATTACATTTGTTATTGATAAAAGGCGAATATCGTGCGCGTTTCACAGGTACTAAAGGTACCTTTAGTTGCGAACACAAAGCATATGCTTCGTCGTTCATGATATTAATGAGTTTTTTTTCATGAGAATTCAAATGCTTACCTTCTAATATATTTTGAATTCTAACTTTCCTAAATAATTTTTTAGACATCGAATCATATGAGGGAACCTCAGATCTATTAGTATTATCGGTATCTCTTATTTTGTATATTCTTTTTATATTGTATAATAATAAAAATTTCAATACATTACGATAAGATTCTATACCAACTCCACATCTTTTTTTAACAATATCTATGATATCTGTGTTATTATCAAACAGTGCAGAAAAATACACTTGGTTATTACGAGTATCTTTAGTATCTTTAGTATATTTAGTATCTTCATCTAAATCTCTTAATGCTTTCTTAGCCTTCGACTGTATTAATATAGTGAAAGGTATCTTTTGTCTTTCTGTAGATTTATATTTTTTCCACGAAGTAACATAATATTGAGGCAATATGTTAATCAATTCTGTATTGTCTACTTTATTATACCCATCTTTCATTTTACGATTTATCTTTCCTAATAATATGCTATATAATTTATTATATTAATTATCTTTTATTGAGATGATCGTGGAATCTTCTGTATATAAAAAATAGGCTCTATTATATATTGTATACGTTTGCAACGTCGCATACTTCGTAAACTCCTTTAACATCGCATAATTCGATAACTAATTATGAATAGTACTGTGGATATTGAGAATATTGTTAATATCACAAAGCATTCTAATAATTATAAAAATACTATATATACAGATGAAGAGTATAATATAGTTTCAAATGAGCTTATCAGTAATATAGAGTCTCTTCGTACAAACGAAGATGTTATAAAATTTCAAAAAAATATTCAAAGAAAATATAAAATATCTTTATCAAAAGCTAATCTCATATATTTTTATAAATCTTTAAATTTAGATAATAATAATTTGAAAAACCTAATTACTAAGAAAAAATCTAAATCTAATTCAGGTGTCGTAGTGATCACTATATTGACTTCTGGTTCTCCAGAATATATCGATGATAACGGAGATAAGGTCGTTGGTAAATTTAGTTGTAAACATAATTGCGCGTATTGTCCGAATGAAAAAGGCCACGAAGGGAATAATTGGGTAGAGCAACCACGGTCTTATTTATATAGCGAGCCAGCAGTTATGAGAGCTAACGAGAATAACTTTGATCCTATATTACAGTTTAATTCGCGTGTTGATACTTTGATTAAAATGGGCCATATCGTAGATAAGCTCGAAATAATTGTTTTGGGAGGCACATGGTCTAACTATCATAAAAATTATAAGGACCAGTTTATTAAAGAAATGTATTATGCTGCAAATACCTACTATGATAAAAGAGATATATTATCACTCGAAGAAGAGCTGGAATTGAATGAAAATGCAAAGATACATATCATTGGATTGACTTTGGAAACACGTCCTGATACTATTACTTTAAATGAAATTAAGGAGTTTCGCAGATATAACTGTACAAGAGTACAATTGGGTGTCCAACATACGGATAATGAAGTATTGAAGCGGATAAAGAGAGGCCACTCTATAGAAAAGGTATACTATGCTATAAAATTATTGAAAGACAATGGGTATAAGGTAGATATTCATTTGATGCCTAATTTGCCAGGTTCTTCTTATGAATTAGACAAAGAAATGTTAGATAAATCATTGTATGACGAAAGATTGCAAGTAGACCAATACAAGATATATCCGACTGCAATCGTGCCTTGGACCCAAATAAAGGTATGGTATGAAGAAGGGACGTATATTCCTTATGATGATTACTTGCTTTTTGATTTAATCAAAGAGTTTAAAAAGAAGGTTCAAAAGTGGAAAAGATTAAATCGGATTATTAGGGATATTCCATCTACGTATATTAGCGGCGGCTATAAGGACAAATATGTAAATATGCGCCAATTATTACAAGATGATATGAAAAAAAATAAGTGGTGTTGTAACTGCATTAGATGTCGCGAGGTCAAAGATAATTCAATAGATATCAACGATATTCGTTTAGATATAGAAAAATATAGAGGTAGTTCGGGAGATGAATATTTTATATCTTTAGAAACTAATAAATATCTAATAGGCTTTATTAGATTGCGATTGAATAGCGAGGATGATAGCAGTACATTGGAACAGCTACCTGTGCTAAAAAATGCGGCACTAATTCGCGAATTACATATATATTCTAATATCAGTGATGTAGGTAACAATATAGAGAATTCTTATCAACATAGAGGATATGGTAAACGATTGCTTGAAACTGCTGAAAATATTTCTAAATCTCATGGATACAACAAAATAGCCGTAATTAGCGGTACGGGTGTTAGAAATTATTATAGAAAGAATGGATACGAACTTATAGATACCTATATGCTCAAAACTATTTAAGTAACTCTTTTAACTCTTTTATACTAACCCATTTTTCAAATATATCAAAACCTTTACCGAGAGATATTAAAAATTTATCCTTAATAACATTTTTAACCCAATACCTATTCTTTAATTGTAACCCTATATACTGCTTAGGGTCCTTTCGGTCCTTTCGGTCCTTTCGGTCCTTTCGGTCCTTTCGGTCCTCCAACTTAATTAAATAATTATATTTACTTTTGTTTGCTAGAATGCCGTGAACTCTTATATTGCCATTAAAATAAAGTAACACTTCACATACAGCGCTTCCACGAGTATCATCACTAATTACTTTCTTTTCCCTTAAATGGTTTACATTGCTATATGAAATGTCTGCGCTAATGGCTATAAGATTTTTATTGCGAATAACAAGAGGACAGTCGCCGTGCGGTTTATGTCCTGTAATAACAGTATATATACCGCTTTTATTCAACTGTTTAATAACCTTACTGTTTATCATAGCACCGTTACCATCTTTTAAATTATCAGAATATACAACAGATGGTTTGCTAATTTTTTTTGAAGTCGCATGTGGTTCTTGCTTCGCTTGTGGTGCTTGAGGTACAGAATAATCTATTATACTATAGGCCTTTCTTTTTTTAGAGATTCCGCCAGATTTAGGATTTTTAATATACTCGCTTAATTCTTTATGAAACCATTCATTGAGTTTATTTACCCATTCATTAATATCTTCGATATTTTTCTTACTTTTGGGAACATATCCTATATTGTTTTCATTTATAGATCCATGGACAAATATGTGTTTGCCGAATATGTGAGCTATTTTTCCATGCCTTAAATATTTTAACATATAGTTATCATTAGAGTTCTTAACATTTTCTGGAATAGGCATAACAGAATTTAAAAAACTTGCTACGACATCTTCATCTCTAATATTACTTATATTCTTTTTTAATATTATAGACAGCTCTTTTCTTCTTCTCTCAAAACAATCATTTTTACATCCCATGGTATGTTTTAATATATATTTTAATCTATTTTTAATATTAAGAGTACTATTGGTCATTTTTAAATAATTTTTTAATGTAACTCGTATATCTTTTTTAACCCAATATGGAAAATTATCATATTTCTTGATAAAGGCTTTTTCGTTACTATAATTTTCAAGTAATTCAGAAGGAAATCGCAATTTATTAGCATCTCTATTACCTATTATAAAAAACACTCTATCTGGATAATCTTCTTTAAATTTTAATAATAAATTTACAAACATTATATCATTATCTCCTTTATCCTGAGTATCTCCTCCGTATACAAAAATACTATTCTTTGTTTTAAATTGTAATCTATCTTTCTTATCATTTGTCCAACCAATTACCTTAGATATCTTAACATATTTTTCAAAATAGCTCATATTACCTTCAACATCCGTAATATAACTACAAACTTTATAATTCTGTTTTATAGAAGAACTCTTTTTATTACCACCTCCAAATAATTGTTGATCAATAGAATGTGTCTCTGGATCTGAGACTTGAGCTGGTTCTTTTTTTTTTTCTTCGGGTTTATTTGAATTTAATTTATTAGCATAGTCGGATATTGATTTTTGTAATTCTGATATTTCTTTTTGGACATAATTTATTAAAATATCTATATTTTCTAAGCTATTTAAGTAGTTTTTTCTAACTAATTTTAAAAGATGTTTTTTAATTATTAAAATAACTCGGGTCAATATATCATGTATCTTGTAATTTATCTTATCATTTTTATCTTTATTTCTTACACTTTCAATACTCGTGTTAATATCTTTGATTAGCTTTTCTACTTTTAATTTTAGTTCTTTGCTCAATTTATTGTTACCTTTTTTAACATGATTCACAGAATAATATTCATTTGATAAATATTCAGAAATTTCATTAACATAATCAAGATAAAAATTAGTGTTAATATAATTATTTATAGTCGAAGAAGTATCTTCATAATTGCTTTTAATATCAGCAATCTCATACTCAAAAGTATTTAGCAAAACAGATTGCCATTCCGGAAATTCCAAGTTATTTATATAATTTAATATATCTGTATTTAGAATATTTTGGATACTTGTAATATCAAATGATTTTTGATCTTTGTTATCATTTATTTTATTATTTAATATACTTTTCATTTCAGAAAAACTTTTTTTGATAGATTTATATAATTCGTCTGGTATTACTATATCATCTACGCTATATTTTTCAAACATTTTAAAGTCATTATTTATTAACATTTCTTTATCTTCATTTTTTTCTTCTTTATTAATAAATTGTAGCTCTCTTGCTATTCCTTTTAAATTTTCCTGTACATTTGTAAAGTTTGTTTCATTAAATAATTGTATTATATTGATAAAGTACTTTTTAAATATATTTTGATAAAATTCGCGGTTAATCAATGTTAAATATCTTGAAATATTATATTTATTAGAATTATTTTCTATATTAAATCTGTTATTTATACTATTTTTTTTTTTATTAATTTCTTTAATTAAATTATTGCATAAACGTAATAATTTCCCTTGGCGATCAATATATAAAATTTTATATTTTTCAAGATCATTCTTGATATCTTTAACAAAATATTCAAAGTTTAATTTACTTCCGTCAGTCCCACTACCTCCATTTTTTAATACAGTTTGTTGATTCAGTATTTCATCCCCTTTTTTTATATATAATATCGCGAGGTTTTTACTACCCATTATACAATCTAATATATATTAATATAAAATACATTTAGAAAACAAGATATATTACAATAATTCACTTATTATGTATAATAAAAGCATTGATAGTATTACAATTAAAAAAATTATAGCAAGGATCCCTACAGATAAAACGGGTGTTAAAATAATTGCTATAAAAAGGTTTGTAAGTATCGTTATAATTATTAACAAATATACAGGGAATCCGCCGATATTATTAATTGATTCTTCCGGGATACTCGCATGAGTATTTAATCCTATTATGTTGTTATTTTTTGATAATTCTTGAACAACGGGCATTTTAACACTTCCACCAAGCCCGTTATGTCCGCCAAGAGTATTTTTATCTACTAATAAATTACTTAATATAGAACAACTTTTAGATTCTTCTCTCATTCTCTATATCTCTATTATACTATATTCTTATTTTTTTACTTATCTTAAGACTCTTTGAACTGCTAAAATCAGTCAATGAGCTTAAATATTTCGATTTATATAAATAATATAAGAAATATAGAAACGCGGAAAATAATATCAATATCATAATGATATATATAACCATCCCTACAATTCCAGTAGTTCTGCTAATAATACAATAAGTCGAATTATCATCTATAGGACATCTTGCTACCGTATTTGATCCTGAGTTACTCATTAAAGCTGTAGTTCCGCCGACAACAGCCCCTGTAGACATACTGTTGCTTATAGACTCTGTAGCCATTCCCTTAATTCCCTTAAAATTTTCTAAAAACACATTTACCATAATAATTACTATTTATTCTATTATAATAACATATTATTTTACAATAAATATATAACATAATATTAGAATATATGTCTAATATCATAGATACTTTTGTTATAATATTAACTATAATTATATGCACACTAATTATAATATGGTTTATGGGTAAAAATAAGGAGTTAGATATAAATTATAGTAAATTAATTAATCCCTATAAAAACAATGGACCTAACGGACCTAATGGAGACACTGATAAATGTACTACAATGTGCGATGCTCTCGATCCTGTAAGTGACCCGAGATATAACATGCAACAAATAATAAAACAATCTATATTGCTCGAAGAACATTTAACTAATAAAAATAAAAGATGTAGAGATTGCATTACTAAACATTTTCTACACATCATAGGATTGGCCGAGGAAGCTGAAATGTTAGCTACAAATAATATCAATAAATATCCTTTAATAAATGAATCTGTTATATTATATAATGAGCTATTTAAAATATGGATAAAAAATAAGCATTTAAATAATAATAGCGAAGATTACATACTATATTGTACTGATAAATTGCGAATTCACCGTAAACAACTAATTGTACTATATTTTTTCAACGAAAAATACAACATATATCACGACGACACTTTGAATAACCACGACACTCACAAAATGTAGTGTAATTTACGTAAGGTATTTAATTGTTTTTTTAGTCATAGCTTCATTTAATACCTTTTTTATTACAATTATTGCGCTATTGTGTGCATCTAAGTGATCAGGATGTATTTCAGATCCCATTTCAATATTCGGATAAGAACATGGGAATGTCGTAGCATAAGTATTTACAGTTGAATATAGAGCAACATCTGCGACTATTTGATATTCACAGGAAGAGAAATCATATTTCCCGTTAATATAAAATTTATTGACTAATTTTTCTGCTCCTTTTCGCGATATGATATACATACCAGCACAAGGAAGTAAATAGCGCCATTTGATAAAACTGTAGCTGTTATTAATAAATAATTCCTTGTATAAAGTATCTACCGTATTGCCGTATGAAATACATAGTTGTAATATTTCAAAATCAGATGGGGCATCTTTAATAAGCTCGGTATAATCTATTTTATAGGGAAGTAACATATCATCCTCCATTACTACAAAGTGTTCGTTTTTACTGTTACTCAGCCCTTTTTTGATAGCTTTTATATGGCTCGAGATACAAGCGAACTCATATTCGCAATTTGTGCAACCAGGGTGTTTGCATGTTAACGGCCGTTTGTTCTCGAGAATATCATCGAAATCGTGCGGAGTTATAGCAGAAACTCTGACGTTTTCTATATTTTGTTCTTTAAACTGTTTTTCCATAAATGACTTTCTCGCAGTGCTTTTATCTAAATTAATCCAGTAATGTATCATTATAATATATAAATATTATTTGCAGATAAATCTTATATATTCGATATCTTCGATATATTTTGTTGTGGTATAGTAGTTATATTATTTTTGTTATTATAAGTTAAATGAAGTTGGAACTTAGAAAATTTGATCCTACTAAAATTAAAAGTGATTCAGTTGTTGTATTTATTGGAAAAAGAAATACAGGTAAAAGCTATTGTATGAAAGATATACTTAGTTATAACAGGGATATTCCCGTCGGGGTTGTTGTATCGCCTACAGAAAGAGCTAACGGATATTTTGAAAAATTTATTCCAAAAATGTTAATATATGATGATTTGGAAGAGAAAATAGTGAGTAAGTTTTTATCTCGACAGATTAATATTACAAAGGATAGAAAGAAAGAGCTCGAAAAACATGGTTCTTCTACAATTGATCCTCGAGCATTTTTTATTCTTGATGATTGTATGTATAATAAAGCCATTACAAAGGATAAAAACATAAGATGTATTTTTATGAATGGTCGGCATTATAAAATATTTTTGTTAATAACTATGCAGCATGGTCTCGGATTGCCTCCAGATCTTCGCTCCAATATAGATTACATATTTATATTTAGAAATAACATTGTAAAGGAACGTGAGAAAATTTACAATCATTATGCGGGCATGTTCCCGACATTTGACGTATTTAATCAAGTTATGAATCAATGTACTGAGAATTTTGAATGTCTCGTTATAGATAATAAGATACAATCTAATAATATAAACGATAACGTATATTGGTATAAAGCTCAAGATTGTAATTACAAGATGTGCACTCAAAATTTATGGGAAATGCAGGCATTACAGGACCAGCGCGATATGATGGGTATCAACGATGAAGAAGAAGAAGATGCCGAAGATTTTGACCCAGGCGTCTTTATGAAAAAGAAGAATTCTAAAATAATCAAGGTTAAGAAGAACCAGAAATATTAAATTACATTACCAAGATATTATTCATCATGGTTTTTTATTATTTTTTTATAATAGCCGATGTTTTGCCGTTACCTAAATTTACAAAATCATAATTGATATTTCTGCTTGAAAAAAATTCGTTAGTAGCTTTTCTCTGGCCTTCCCAATGATAATAATCGTCGAATATTATAACACCTCCTGTTACCACATTATCGTACATTTGTTCTAATTCGTACTTACTTGATTCATACCAATCGGTATCTAAACGTAATACTGCTATTTTTTCGGGAATTGCTGTTTTATCTCTAAGAGTTTCCATAACATCACCAACTATATAATGTAATTTTTCTTGAGGATAACCCGTCGAATTTAATCTATTTTGGACTTCATCCAATGGCGTATAACACTATCCATTTACATTCTCTGTAATTACATTGCTTTTCCATGTATCATAAACTTGATCCTTATTCATTTTATATAAAATTGCATCTTTGCAGGTATAATCATTTTCTGAAGGCTTAACTAATCCTCCAAAAGTATCATATAGATATATATCGCGAACTGTATTATTTTTTTGCAATTCATTTATCCATATATATTCAAAGTTACCACTTTCTACCCCGCATTCAACAAAAACTCCTTCTATATTATTTTTCAATACGTATTTAACAGTATCCGCCCCGTCCATGTATATATATCTTATAGAAATATATATTGTAAAAATAATCACGCGACGCTCAAATAATTAATTCTTTTTCTTCATGTATTTAACATAATCGGTAACAGGCACTAATTTTCCCTTGTATTTCATATAATCCTTTTTCGATCCTGATACTTTGTATATACATCTTTCTTTTCCTAATACTACCTTCTTCTTCTCGCATTTTTTTACCTTTTGATTTTTCATACCACCGCCACCTAAAATAGAATCATCAGAATCAGATTCTTCTTCTTCTCGTCTTAAAGATTCTCGTTGTCCTTTTATATGTTCTTTTACATATGTTGTAGTTAAATGTTTTAAAGTGTTTAATTTATTCATATTAAGTTTTGAATCTTTCCATAATTCTCCATCATTTCCATCATAATATATATCAATATCTTTGAGAAATTTTTTAATTCGTTCTTTACCCTCAGAATCATACACAACTACTATTGTAAAAAGTGCCTCATGTAGACCAGACTTTCGAAATACATTATCATTATTTTCTATTTCTTCAATATAATCTTTAATTTCATTTTCTTGTTTTCTTGCTTCTTGTTTTCTTGCTTCAATCAAATTAACCAAATTATTACGTATATCAAAGATCTGACTGCTCAATTCAGGCAGTAACCCCTTACTTTCAAAAAAACGATTCATTTATATTCTACTACTACTATATATAAATATTTTAAAAAAATTTTAGTTTTTTACTTTTTGCCGTTCCATTGTCTATATGTATCTCTTTAACATCGCGCTCTTTAACATCTTGTTCAATTTTATCGTTCTGTTGTCTCGGTTCATCGATATGAGCTTCTTCTTTTTTATAAGATATATTATATTTTTCTTCTTTATTAGCAAAGGCTTGATTTTCTTGTAATTCTCCCTTAATACTGATAGGTAATGGGTACCTATCTTCCTCTTTATCTTCTTGGATAACGTTAGTAATGTTCGTAACATTCGTAACGTTGGTAACATTCGCAACTTTAGTTTCTTGAGTTTTCTCTTCTTTTTTATAAAATAGATCTTCCGTTTTTGATAAATACATTTCATTTTTATATCCATTTTCTTCCTTATTATTTAAATTTATATTATTATTGTCTCTAAGAAAATTTTCATCTATGATATTATTTCTATTCTCTACTTCAGTATCATCGCCATTATCATCCGTATCTTCTTCTGAATCTTCGTAATCTATAATTGATATTTTGGATTCTTTGAGTACATCATCATCATCATCTGTCTTTTCTACATTATCTGATTCTTCTTCGGATTCTTCAGATTTATTGGATTCGTCAGATTTATCGGGTTCTTCTTCGGATTCGTCAGATTTATCGGGTTCTTCTTCGGATTTATTGGATTCTTCTTCTGATTTATCGGGTTCTTCTTCGGATTTATTGGATTCTTCTTCGGATTTATCAGATTCTTCATCTGGTTCTGGTTCGGATTCTTCGGGTTCTTCAGATTCGTCGACGACTTTTTTAGGAATTTGTTTGCTTTTGTCTTTTTGTACATTTTTATTTGGATGATTGTCGTCGTTAGTTGCGACCTGTTTAACATTTTCTGATAAATTATCTTTGATCTGTTGGAATATATCGTTGAATGGGATGAAATCACGGAATGTCTTCTTAATAATAATCTTGAAATTCTCTTCAATAATATTCAAGTTGTTCTGGTGTTCAGAATCCTTAATGTTTTTGTTATTAAATAGGTAAGCATTCTTCCAAGAAAATATCGAAACATTAATATAACATTTATGTACGAAATCCTCAGGAGCAGGTATTTTAATTTTAATATTATCAAAATAATCCTTGTATTCGTATATCTTTATTTTTATAGTTGTTATGATAATTATTTTAATTAAATCAGCCAAATATTTACATTTACTTGACTTAACAATTCTCTTGTATTCTTCATCGATAATATTGTTGTTCCATTTTTTAATCTGAATAAGTTCTTTCTGAAATTCTTTTATACTTCCCTTGCGTTTAGAGCAGTCGCACCATATTTCATATATTTTTTTAGATATAGGTATTGTTATTATATCTTGCATATGCTCTATATATTCATTTTTTGTTTCAATTAAACCTTCCATATATATTAAATATAAATTATTATTCTTTATATAGCTGTAGGATTACTATATAATTTACTATATTTTTCTTCTAAAGCTTCATATTTATTATTCAGTTCTTTTATAGCCTGGAGTAGTACTGGAACTAATCTCTCATAATTCAAGGTAAGATAATCTTCTCCCGATTTAGAAATAGTCTGTTGAGTTTCAGAGTCATATATGGAATCGAATGGAGCTAAACAAACTAATTCGGGATAATATTTTTGAATTTCTTGAGCACTTAGCCCCAACTCTTTTTTATTTTTATTATATCCGTATTTTTCTGCAACATCATTACAATTATATCTAAATACCTTAATATTATTCAAAATAGGGAGGACATCGTCTATATACTCTGTTATATCTTTCAATCGTTCATCAGAATAAGAAGCCACAATATTTTCTGAAGCACCTATTGAGCCGTTTACTGTTAATTTATAAGCTGTGGGATTATCTGTTCCTATACCAACATTTCCTAAATTACTATTATAAATATCGCCCCCCAATGATAACCATTGTGATTTTGTATTAGCGCTTGATGAAATAGAATTAATTCTTGATACATAATCTGTAAACAAGATATTACTCGAAGATCTAACAAAGTTACTTGTAAAATTATCCCTCAATACATAATCTGTAAACAAGATATTACTCGAAGATCTAACAAAGTTACTTGTAAAATTATCCCTCAATACATAATCTGTAAACAAATTGTTGCTCGTAGATATAACAAAGTTGCTGGTTAAGTTATCACCGGTAGTACCACCATTATTTATAGGGGTTGTAGGCACTCCTTCCAAATGGGAATATGATAAGTTTACGCCTCCTATTTTAAACTTGCTACCCGATGATATATTTATGTTTCCATTTACATCCAATTTATTTAAATCAGAAATGGTAGTTCCTATTCCCACATTTCCAGTAGCTAAAATATTTGATGTAGAAAAGGCTACTATTGCATTGTTCCATGCTAAATAAGGAGATTGTGTAGCAAAACTTGTCCCAGATCCAATACTGGCTCCGACCAATAATCTTCCGTCTTGTAAAGAATTTGTTCCTATTCCTCCTCTCGCAAAGGGCAATATTCCATCTGTAATATTACTCGCATGTATTCTTCTAATATTACTTCCTATACCACTAAGGTTAAGCGCAGAAACAGCATTGGCTGTTATGTTACATGTTAATAAATATCCGTTTGTTATTTTAACATTTCCATCGACTATTAATTTTTCTGTAGTACTCGTCAATGTCCCGATTCCTACATTTCCCACACTATCAATATACATTCTAACATCATTTGCGATATCGATATTCGCATTGTTAGCATTGTTATTTGTTAAAAATACAATGGATCCTCTTTCATATATATCATTTTTATAATTAGAGTATCCAATCCCGCATTTTGCAAATATTCCGCGATTATTAATATTAGAATTAAAAGTTACACATCCTTTTAAACTAACGACGTTGTTCATTTAATAATTATATACAATATAAAATTATATTTATAGACAAATGCTATTCGATTTGATTTATTTTATCTAATCTTTCTTCTATTAATATTATTCTTTCTCTCAATTCCTTTAATTCTATATCTTTTTTAACCTCGTTTGCACGTATATTTTCAACATGCATATTTAGCTCTTTAATACCTTGTAGTAATACAGGAATCAATCTTTCGTATTTTAGAGTTAAATAATTTTCTCCTGATTTAGAAATGATTTTGTTAGTCTCTGAATCATATGCTGAATCAAATGGAGCAAGTGTGACTAATTCTGGATAGTATTTTTGAATTTCTTGTGCACTTAGACCTAACTCTTTTTTATTCTCGTCATAACCATATTTAGATCCAATATCATTGCAAATATATCTAAAACAATTTATTTTATTTAAAGTAGGCAAAACATCTTTAATCTGTTCTGTTATACTTTTCAATCGTTCGTCTGAGTAAGAAGCTGTTATATCATCAGTTGCACCAATTGATCCTGTGACTTGTAATTTATATGCAGATGGATCTGTAGTACCGATACCCACATTATTTGTATTATTATTATAGATATGGGTTCCGTTTGTCGTCCATTTTGAAGAACCACCTGAACCAAATGTTGCTATTCTTTCTACATAATCGGCAAATAATATATTACTTGTGATATCCACATAATTGCTCGTATAAGTATCTCTCGCTACATAATCGGCGAATAATAGATTGCTAGCGAACCTATCTCTTTCTACATAATCGGCGAATAATATATTGCTCGTGATATCCACATAATTGCTCGTATAAGTATCTCTCGCTACATAATCGGCGAATAATAGATTGCTCGCGAACCTATCTCTTTCTACATAATCGGCAAATAATATATTACTTGTGATATCCACATAATTGCTCGTATAAGTATCTCTCGCATCAACGTATAATGTTAAATCTTCGATTTGTGTGGAATAATCGAGAAATAATGTTTCGTTGCTAATTCTCACGAAGTTACTACAATAGCTATCATTAGCATCAATATTGGCTATTTTAGAGAATTGTATTTTATCAATATCATTAATTTTCTCGCTAAAGTTAATATGACCCTCTACTGTAATATTAAAGACCTCTTTATCAAGGTAGTTTGAGACATTTACTATGTTATTTGTTAAACTTGTTTGAGTAATACTTAGAGTTGGTCCTATGCCTGCATTTAATATATCTAATTTTTCTGTAGAATATTCTGATGTATTTAATGTTGTTGTTGTTCCAATTACTACTAAATTTGAGTTAACTGTTAAATTACCATTAATTGTCGTATCGCCATTATATATATCTAAAACAGCAGACACTATGTTATTAGCATTGATATTTATATTATGTCCAGCTGTTAATTTATTAGTCAAGGAATTATAGTCACCGTTAAACGGAACATCGAATCTCTTGGTAGTGTTATTCCATACCATGTTATTTCCAGCAGATGTAGCCAATACTGCTTTGACCTTAGTATCTGTATACTTATTAATATTTATATAATTGCTTGTGTAGCCATCATTTGCGGTAACAGTCGACGATAGTGATGCTAATCTCCCAGTATAATCGGTAAATATCAAATTGCTCGTTATAGATACATAATTGCTAGCGTAGCCATCTTTTGTAGTTACAGCCGACGATAATTCATCTAATCTTCCGGTATAATCGGTAAATATCAAATTGCTCGTTATAGATACATAATTGCTAGCGTAGCCATCTTTTGTAGTTACAGCCGATGATAATGCATCTAATCTTCCGGTATAATCGGTAAATATCAAATTGCTCGTTATAGATACATAATTGCTAACATAGCCGTCATTCGAATCTATGTTGGCTATTTTAGAGAACTGTGTTACATTGATATCATTAATTCTCTCTGTGAAGTTGATATAGCCATCTTTAGTCATATTAAAGACTTCTGAATTAGCATAGTTGAAAACATTTATTATGTTATTGTTATTAGCTGATAATGATTGTTTAATGCTTAGAGAAGTTCCATCGCCTATATTTATTATATCTAATTTTTCTGCGGAATATGATGTTGTGCTTAATTGTATTGATTGTCCATTAACTATCAAATTAGAGTTAACTATTAAATCTCCATTAATCGTAGCATCTCCTTGATAATAAACCAAATCTACAGATACTATATTATTAGCGTCGATATTTACGCTATTTCCAGCTGTTAATTTATTTTCCAAGGAGTTATAATCTCCAGAGGATGATGTATCAAACTGTTTAGTTTCATTATTCCATACTATATTATTTCCGGCAGCCGTCGATAAAACGTTTTTAACCTTATCGTCGGTATATTTATTGATATCTATGTAATTGCTTGTGTAACCTATTGAGCTCGTTATTTCCGTAGTCAAGGATGTAGATAATTCTTGGTCTCTTGCTACATAATCGCCGAATAGGATGTTGCTACTAGCGCTCACGAAGTTGCTTGTAAAATTATCTCTTTCTACATAATCGCCGAATAGGATGTTGCTACTAGCGCTCACGAAG